AAAGCTGCTTCGCCAGGAGCGGGCGGATATAAACAACGAATATGGCGGCCTCCACGGAATGGACATGGACGGTATGCCGCATGGAACAACGCCCGGCAAGCCGGTGGAAGCTCTTTGCATCAACGCCGTGGAAAACCTCTATGCTGACCAGTTGAAAAGGATCGAGCAGCGGGAAAAAGAATTGTGCGCCGATCAAGCGGCAATTCGGGATTGCCTGGACAGCCTGAACAGTAAGTACAAAAGCATTGTGATGATGCGGTATGTGTTTGGGTACAGTTGGGGTAAAATTTCCACCCGGCTTTCTGTGCCGGACAGCACCGCCAGGAACTGGCACGAAAAGGCTATAACAAGGCTGGGTGAAGCACTGGAGGAGAAGCCGGACTGGCCGGAGATTTTAAGCCGTGCCACGCGCGCGCGTACATAATAAGCGGCGAAAAAATTTCGTGCTTAATTTGCCGGTAATTTGCCTGCCATTTGCCGACGGAAAACGGCTTGTGGTCGGGATCAGAACAGCGGGCAAACCGTTTGGAAAATTTGAATTTTTACAATCGACATCACCCGCCATGTGAAACAGTTTCCACAGGTCGGCGGCCTGCCCTGGGAAAACAATTTGCGAATAGACAGAAAAGCGCCCCAGAATCCGTTGTGTTACGGTTTCCGGGGCGTTGTTCCGTTTATGGGGCCAATCGTTCCGCCATGGGGCGTTTTGTTCCGCTTTTGGGCGGATTATTCCACAGGCGTTTGATCGTCCGGCAGCTCCAAAGGTTGGCCCTCGCGGGTCATGCGCTCGGCGCAGGCTTGTAATACATACGCCTGGACACTCTGCCCGGCAGCCTTTGCAGCGGCCCGGATGGCAGCGCCTACGGACTTCACAGGGCGGGCGCTGATGCGGTCACACTTGGCGTTGTATTTGTCGTTGCTTTGGCGCTTGCGTGGGGAAACTGGCATTTGTCACTCCTCCTCGGTTAGTTTTGTTAAGTCAATTAGGGTTATTTCCGGCGACTGGGGAGCCAGGGCGTGATACTTGCCGTTTTCGTAGTGTAGATCGGTTACACCGTCATACCAAGTAATATCGCCATGCTGGGCCGTGGCAGCCTCCATGCGCTGCTGGGCTTGCTCCTCTGTGAAGCCGTCAAACAAAAGTCGCTGGCCGTCTGTGAATTGGGCAACCAGGCGGAAAGCGGGGAATATTTCGGGGTTAGGGGTCATTGTGTTGCCTCCTTGGTTGTTGCGTTCTGTCGCATTATATCATAGATTTTTGTAATCGTCCACAAATTCTTGTTACAGGGAAAACCCGAAACATCCGGGTTAATCCTCTGCGGCGGCAAGGTGCTGGGAAAATGCTGCGTAAAATTTTCTGTGATGGCGCTCTGCGGAGCGGTCAAGGCACATTCGCCCGCTGCCGTCTGCGGAGGGAGCGCGCCCGCCTTTCCAAATATACAGCGCATCGGCGATGGTGTCCAAAGTGCAATAATCACACTGCACAAGATCGTAAGGCGTGGTATTGCCGGAACCGCCGTTAAACAGGTTGTGTGCGGCCCTGGCGGCGATGATTTGTGAATCAGACAGACCGGCCCGCCGGGCGGCGGTCAGCAGGCCGCTAAAGTTGATGCCGTTGCTACCGATCCTGGGGCGGGTATATTTGTACAGTTCGGGATCAGCGGCAAGGATGTAAATAGCCGCCATATATCCGCCGTCGTTTTGGCGGGATGGCGCGGAAGCTGCGGCAAGGGCCATCAGCTCGTTATAGCGGGCGTAGTGGTTATGGTGGTCAATCATGGTATATCCTCCTCAAATTTTGTTATAGGGAAAACAAGGAAAGCTGGGCGTGATCGGCGGCGGGTTCGCTGACTTCGGCATAAACTGGCCGGGGATCCTCTGCGGGAAGCACCTGGGGCGCGTGGGCGGCCAAATACAGGGCCTTTCCCCGCTCCTCCGGGCGGGCCGTTTTGGGATCTGCCGGGGCGGCGGGATAATACCCAAGCCCGGACAGCTTACCCAGGTAATTTACATCCACATTGTTCTGCAATGCGCCGTTCTCCAAAATCTGCTGACTGCTGATAATTCCACTGGCAAGCTCTGTTGTTTCGGACATGTCGATCAATGACCAGGCGGAGCAGCTTGTGCCGTTACCGCCGGGCGGGTGGCTGACCAAAACGAAATAATCCGCGCCGTGCTTGCGGAATGGGATGCGCTGGGTGTCGTGGCCGATCCGGGCGCACTCCTGTTCGTATGCGTGAATGGATGGAAAGCCGGAATACTGCATTGTGTTACCTCCTTGAATTTGGATATTCTTCGATCCGCCATTCGTCCGGGCGGGGTTGCTTGTCGATGATGTCTTGCAATGGCTGCCGTTCTTCACACATGGCATATTGTTTCCAACGGTATGTTTGGTGCGTTCGGTTCTTCGTCATAGGCACAGATTCCTTAACGATGTGCAGTTGCTTATATTCTAAAACGAACATTTTGTACCCTCCATTGTTAGTGCGTTGGGCATTTGAACATCACGCACAAGGAATGTTTGGTTGCAATCTCGTTGATGCGCTGGGCGGTTGTGTTACCCAGGGCAAAAACGGCGATATAGTTTACATGGCAATCGTCCGGGGTAAAAATGGGCTTGCAATTTACACCCAGGGCGCGTAAATGCGTTGTGACATTGGACAGATCCATGACCTCCTGCAGCGCATCGGCGTAACACTCTTTGTACAGGTCTGCGCCGTACTTGTCGCGGATTTCGTCGAGCTTTTCCGTGTCGAAAAGCTCTGTAAACGGTTCGTATTTGTGCGGGGTGTCAAGATGGGCATTGACGATCTCATTTCGGCAGGCCCAGTAACCGGCGGTTTTCATGTGTTGTTCTCCTGCCCTTTACCCTGGGCGGCGGGTTGTGTATGGGGCTGGGTTGCTTTGTGCGGTGCAGCCCTGCGAAAGTGTCCGCGCTGGGGTTGTCATTCGATGCCCAAGATGGATCTTGCGGCCCGCTCGGCGTTTTCGGTAAGCTGCCGCTGCCATGCTTTGTTCCGGGGTGACCAGCGGAAACCGTTGGATTTCAGCTTTTCCCGCATATCCGGGTCCGGGATCTCGTCGAAGATAATTTGCAGTCGGTTTTCCTCGGCGTTGCGGATCAGTTGGAAACCGTCATAATCGGTTGCGGGGTCGGGTTCGGCTTGTGCCTGCTGGAGCTTGTCAAGCTCTGCGATCCGGGCCTGTACCCGCTTAATTTTGCCCCGGAGGCTTGTTAATTCGTAGTCGGGAATAGGCTTGTCAATCCAGGGGCAGCGCTGCCGGGTGTCGGCAAAGTCGGCGGAGAGCTTCGTGGCAGTTTCGGGGCTGATGCCGGGGAAGCCCTCAAAACTCTTGTGCTTGCGGTAGTGGGCGTTTAGGGCTTTATCGTCCTCCAGCTTCTTTTGCAGCTTTTGGAGCTGGTCGTTGAGTAATTCGCGGGCGTGGGGGTCGGTCAGGTCAACCGGGCCGGTGCCAATGCTTTTAATCTTGTCCAAAATGGCCTCGATGGTCTTGTATTCCTCCCACAAGCTATCCCGGCGGGCGTTCTGCTTGTTCTTTTTGTTCACCGGGAAATTGGAGCCGCCGGAAATGAGGACGGAGGGGCAAGAAGCCTCGTTGCGGTAGTATGCGTTGTAATACTCGGCCAGCCGCTTGGCGTAGCTGTCTAAGTAAGCATCCAGTTTGCCGTGATAAAATGGGCTTGTGTGCTGTTTCTTATCGGCTACCAGGGCGGCGGCCTTGTCAACGGCGGCGCGGTATTCCGCTGTAGCGCTGCCGGGGCGATAGTCGCGCATGGAATTTGCGTTGTTAGCCTGCCGGGCGGATTCCTCGTTGATGGGATAATAGCGGACGGCGGGCGCGGTATCTGCGGCGGGTTGGGTTTCCGGGGCGCTGGTGGCCGCCTGGGAGCCTAAAAGGGAAAGCTGGTCATACATGGTTGTTACCTCCTGTTTTTTTGGTTGTGTGCCGTTGTGGCTGGGATCGGGTCGCTTTGTGCCGGTGCGGCCCGCGGAGGTGTCCGGGGTTGTGGGGTCAGTCAAGGCAAGTTTCAAAGCTGATGCGGTATTGCTCTTTGAGCTTGTCATAGGCCCGAAGCGTAACGGTGTATGTGTTTCGGCGCTCGTCGTAGGTGATGCCGCGGCCTTTGAGCTGGGGCAGGCCGTCGCGGAGCGGGCGAAGAAAATAGTGCTTGCCATAATAGGACAGATCGGCGGAGAAGTCGCAGCCGGTGGGGGCCTGCTGCATTTCGTAGCAATAGGCATATTCGCCGGGTTTGTCTGCGTGGACGGCTGGGGTCTTTTCTGCCTCCAGTGCCTCATAATCGGGGGCGTAGCCGCAAAGATTGCCGGTGTCGGGGTCGAAGCTGGCGGCGCACATATCCGGGACAAAGAGTGTTGTTTGACCGTCTATTTTTTGTTCGTAGCCGCCGGGAACTTTGAAGAAAGTACCGCGGATGGGGCGTGTTGTTGCTGCCATGGTGAAAACCTCCGTTTTGTGTATTTGGGTTGTAACCCATGAGCGCCCGCCCCGGTCCGGGGCGGCTGGGCTTGCACCAGCGGCGGCGGGTGCCGTCGGCCTTGCGGGTTGCCTTGTGTTATGCCACGCGGACATAAAAGGCGGATTTCTTGTTGCTCCACTTGCCGCCTGCTGCCTTGATCGCTTCGGCGTGTTCCTGGGTATTGCCTGCCAGCCAAATAACCGGCGCGGCGGTCTGTGCGCCCTTGATGGTGGTGGTAACGCCTGCCAGCTCGGAGAAGCGGGCGGCGATGATTTCCGCGGCGGTTTTGCCGTCTGCCTGGGCGGCCTGCTGGGGATCCTCGGCGGGTTCCTGGGGCTGGGCCTGTTGTGCTTCCAGCTCGGCCAGCTTAGCCCGCAGGGCTTCCAGCTCGGCGGCCTGCTTGGCGTTTTCGTTCCGGGCCTGCTCCAGCTCGGCGGCGTTGTTGTCGGCATGATCGGCGGCGGGCTTGTTGTAGTATGCCAGCACGGCGCGGCTGTCTTTAGCATCCAGGCGGATGGGCATAATCAGCGCAAACGGTTCGTTTCTGTCGTAGATAACAGCGGGGGAAGTTGTGCCGGGTGCGCGGAGCTGGTGGCCCTTGCTGATAGCGGAAATATAAAGGCCGTTGTATGCAGCGGCGAAGCCGTCCGGGCTGTGATACAGATACGCGGTGAGGCTGTCACGGTTCAGGGAAAGCGGGCAGCGCTCCAGGGCGGGTTTGTGTTCGGCGGCCTTGGCGGCCTCCTCGAAGATCTTTAGTAAATTCGTGCCGTTGTTGCCGTCGTGCTTGCCGTTGCTGTCAATCGTCCAGTTGCCTGCATCGCAGTGGGTAACAGGCTGGGCAACGGTGGCATATTCCAGCGGGTTCATTTTGTACATCCAATAGCCGGAACAAAGATAAATTGCGCCGTCCTCGGTGGTGGTGCAGATCAATTTTTCCGCTGCCTTGATGGCCTTGGCGGTGTCCTTGGTGTAATTGCCGGTATACTTCATGTGAAAAACCTCCGATAAACTGAATTATTTTTTATTTGGGCCGGGTGGCCTGGGGCTGGGTTGCTTTGTGCGGTGCAGCCCTGCGAAAGTGTCCGCGCCTGGGGTTATTCCTTGCCGCCGCCCTCCGGCTGGCCCAGGGGCTTGACCTGGGCGGCGGTGAACAATGCAGCTTTTGCCATGTAGTAATGCGGATCGGCCTTTTCTTCCACCAGCTCCGCGGCAATCTCGCCCAATTCGGCGGCAGCCTGGCGGCCTGCCTTGCCGGGCTTGTTGGTGAACTTCCAAAGGGTGCAGACAAGCGCGGCGTGTTCGCCCTTTTTCACACTAAAGCCCATGCGCTTCCACTCCTGGAAAGTATGCAGCGGCAACCGTGCGCCGGTTGCAAGGATTTGATCGGCCTGCTCCTGGGTGAAGATCCCGGCGGCGATGGATTCGCGGTAAATGATTTCGTTGTTTGTCATGGTTTTGTACCTCCGTTTTGTGTTTGTGTCGCACGGTGTCGTGCGGCTGTTGTGCCATGAGAATAGCACGGCTCCGTGCGGTTGTCAACCCCCTTTTTGCAAAAATTTTTCGTGTGCAGACCGTTCCCCCATAGGGGGAAATTTTTTGAAAAATTTTTCCGTGGGCGTTTTTCCGGGGAATTTTTCTGTAAAATTTCCGTGTTTTCCCAGGCTGACCGGCAAACGATCCACAGCAGACAGCAGACCCAAAGCCACGCCATAATGCCCCCCGGCATCTCCTCCCGGACTATACACGCATACCCGCCCACATGAGCGGCCACACATGACAAACGGCACCGGCAGCAGGCCCGGCCAACGATCCACCCGGCACCAGCTCCGCCAGGCCGCCGGAACGGTCCCACCGATCCGGGCCGGGAAAAGCTGGGAATTTTCCCAGGTGGCAGCAGATCACGCAGGCCAGACAGGCCCGGAAGCCATACGCACACACGCACACGCCAGCAGGCCAACGCAACGCCAGCCCAGGCGCACAGGCAACACACACCCGCCCAGGCCAACAGGAAAAGCCGCCCACCCTCCAGCCGGGCAACATACCCCCCGGCCACCCCAGGGGCCAGCAGACACAGGCGGCCAAACCGGCCCAAAAAGCTAAACGCCCGCACCCAGGTAACGCCCAGCCGCAGGCGATTCAACACGCAACGCACACACGCCCGGATCAATTCGCCCGCGCACGCGCGCGAAAGGTACTGCGCGCGCACACGCGCTCTTTGCGGGTGCCGCAGCCCAAAATTTTCGTAGGTTTGGGGTTAAAAAACCACTTCCTCGATCCCCCGGAAATGCACGAGAGGGGGGGTCAAAAAGCGACAAGGGGCGAAATTAAGGGTGGCGGCACATAAAAATCCCCCGGAGCTGCACTGCAAACTGCTTCCGGGGGTGGACAAGATAAGAAAATTTTTACAAAGCACTTTAATTTTGCGACAATATGCGATATAATACAAAAGCCAAATCAATCTGAATAAATGCACAAACACAATTCCAAGGGGAAGTCTACCCTTTTGGGATTAGGCCGTATGCGAATAGACTGGGTTTGTTAAAAATGCAAATTCCGTTTTCTGTTCGTGTGGGGCAACTCGTTTGTGCAGATTGGTTTGGCGACTATCGGAGTTTGCGTTTTAGTGCGGTTACTTCGGTAGCCGCACTTTTTAATTTTGTTCAAAAGGAAAGAGGAAAAAGTATGGCAAGATATTGTACATATTGCGGAAACGAAGTAAATGAACATGCTGTTGTCTGCGTTAAATGCGGCTGCGCGATTCCCCAGGCAAATAATCAAACAGGGCAAGGGTTTTCACAGACATATGGAAAGCCATCTGTTGTTGATGTTATCTCAAAAAGGATCAAAACAAACGGCATTATTTGGATTGTCGTTGCGGCAATCCAAATTCTGTTAGGTTTAGTAGGCGCGTGGTTTCTCTTGATCGTTGGCGTTTTGAATTTAATATCTTCTATCCAGGATTTGAAATACAGCAAGGCGTTTCCGCAGAATCCTACCGGAATTATAGCAAAGGTAAAGCCCCTGGCTGGCCCGATTATTACACTGATTTACAATCTTTTGATCGGCGGTGTTATCGGCGTTATCGGCTCCGTATACTATCTTGTGGCGGTTCGGGGCTATGTGCTTGAAAACGAACAGGCGTTTTTGGAGATTGAGAGAGGTATAACACCGGCGACAAACGAGGTTGCCGCCGTAGACGGCGCAGATAGCTTCACCTTGACAATTAACAGAGCTAATCAATGGTTTGCTGTAAACCCGGCTATTACAATCGTAATTGATGGAAATGCTGAATATAAAATTGACAATGGCGCAACACTGAATATTCCCATCACAGCGGGAGCACACAATGTAGCCTTTTCGTGTAGTTTTCGAAACAAAACCGTAAATATCAATGCTACCGATAATGTTACCTTGAATATCAAATGGAACAGAACAACAGGCAATATCGTAGTAGAGTAAAAATATTTTTTCGGAGTTAGCAACTTTCGCAGGTTTTATGTGCTAAGATCATAGTGTGGAAACAAGGCCCACGGCGGAGAAATACCGCTGTGGGCTTTTCTATTGCCCTGCCTGGTGGCGGGGCGATGCGTATTTGGAGGTGCGAAATGCCGAAGCGGAGCGAGAAGCGCGACACCGCCAAGGCTGAATATATCGCCCGAAAAGCCAAGGGTGAAAAAGTAAGCCTGCGGGAGCTGGCCCAAGAGCTGGATGTTACATACCAAACCCTGCGGAATTGGAAGAACGCGGACAAGTGGGATGAAGCCCTGCCGCCCAAAAAGCGGGGCGGTCAGCCGGGCAATAAGAACAGCAAGGGAAAAAGAAATGCCGCTGGCAGCCATGCGGGTGCGCCAGCGGGCAACAAGAATGCGGAAAAGGACGGAGCTTATAGCACCGTCTTTTTTGATATGCTGACCGAGGATGAATTGAAGATCGTGGAACAAACGCCACTTGGGAGCAAGGAGGCACTGGAACACGAAATGAAGATCCTGAAATTCCGGGAGCATAAGATACTGACCAA